TTTGTAAAGTGGTTGCAATGGGTTTCAGAACCACCTGGATGCTGTAGACTATTCACATAAGCAAGAGACCCAATGGCAATCAACTATGAAATCAAGTCTCAACTGGCAAAACTGCTTGCCACTGAGGATCTGGTTGTTGAAAACAAACCTGTTGCAACTGCACAGTTCAATGTTGAAACTAGGGTTCTGACCCTGCCTATGTGGAAGCGTGCTTCCAACAGTGTCTATGACATGCTGGTGGGTCATGAAGTAGGACATGCTCTCTTTACACCTAATGACTGGTCATTTGAGGGCACTGTACCTCAGCAGTTTGTCAATGTGACAGAAGATGCACGCATTGAGAAACTGATGAAACGCAAATATCCTGGTCTTCATAAATCATTCAATGCTGGTTACAAAGAACTAGCAGAAGAGGACTTCTTCTGTCTTGATGGTGAAGATGTTGATAATATGAATCTTGCAGACAAAGCAAACCTTTACTTCAAGATTGGTAAGCACCTTGATATCACCTTCACTGATGAAGAGAAGGTAATTGTTGAACAGATTGGTGATGCAGAGACCTTTGATGAAGCTGTTGAAGCAGCAAAGGTCATGTATGCATACTGTACAAAACCACAGGAAGAGTCACAACCTGTTGTGATTCCTCCCAGTCCAAATGGTCTACCTGGTGGTCAATCAGAGCAGCAAGAGTCACAAAATATTGAAGGATCTGGTAGCACAGATGACATCATGACTCATGAGGAAATGCTTGAAGAGGCAGCACGTCGTGAATCTGCTGATGAACTTGAGGAAGATCTTCCTGAACCTGAGGTGACTACTGACAGCACTTTTGAAGAACGCAAAGAAGAGTTCAATGGAAATCTTGATACTAATAGTCTTGAGACTGGATATCATGAACTTCCAGAATTTGATGTTGATGATCTGATTGTTCCTTTCTCTGAGATTAGGAATAAGTTTGATTGGACAGAAGATCTGTTCATGAAAGAGGATAGTAAGTCATATGCATATGTTGATGCTGAATATTCTAAATTCAAAAAGTCTGCTCAAAAAGAAGTCAACTTTCTTGTGAAAGAGTTTGAGTGTAAGAAAGCAGCAGATTCTTATTCACGTTCTGCTACTTCACGCACTGGTGTCCTTGACTGCACTAAACTGCACACCTACAAGTACAATGAGGACCTTTTCAAGAAGGTAACAATTCTTCCTGATGGTAAGAATCATGGTCTTATCTTCATTCTTGACTGGTCTGGTTCTATGGGTAATTGCATTCAAGATACTCTTAAGCAACTTTATAATCTCATCTGGTTCTGTAATAAGTGCAATATCCCCTTTGATGTTTATGCTTTTACTAATTCTTATATCAGAAATGATGATGAAGCAAGGCATGAACCCATCTGGCAGGAAGATAGGTTGCTTATCCATGGTGATTTCAGGTTGATGAATTTCTTCTCTAGTCGTGAGAAGAAAAAGGATATTGAGAAGCAGATGCATTCTCTTTTCAGGTTGGTGTGGTCTATGAAGCATTATTGTGGATACAGTTATCCTCCTGAGTTCAGTCTGTCTGGCACTCCTCTTAATGAGACTTTGATTGCACTTACTCAGATCATTCCTGCTTTTAAGAAAATGCATGGTCTTCAGAAGACTCATTGTTTTATTCTGACTGATGGTGAAGCAAATCCCTTGATGGTTGCCAAGGAAAATTCTTATGGTGGAAAGGGATCACGTCATCTCTATGCTGATCACTCTTTTATCAGGAACAGGAAGACTGGACATACCTATCAGGTAAAGCGTGCATATCATTCTTTTAGTAAGATTCTTCTTGACAATTTGAAGGAAGAAAACAAAGATTGTAACTTTGTTGGTATTCGTCTTTGTGCTCCTAGGGAAATGAATGCATTCATTAGAAGCTATGAGCATGTTACTGATGATGCTCTTAAGAAGATTAAGAAGCAGAAGTATTATGAAATCAAGAACACTGGTTACACTTCCTACTTTGCAATGCAAAGTAATGCTCTCAATCAAGATGCTGACTTTGATGTTGAGGAAGGTGCCTCTAAAGCAAAGATTAAATCTGCATTTGTCAAGAATTTGAAGACCAAGGCACTAAATAAAAAAGTTCTGAGCAAGTTCATGGAACTGGTTGCCTGACCACTTCTAGAACTGTCTGCTAGGGGGTGCTGAACCCCCAATTCTCCTTTATAATTGATCTGTTGAAACAAACCACTATGGCACTCTCCACTGAATACATCCTGTCCTCCCTGTCCAATCTTTATGGTGAAGAAGTAGTTGCTGCTGATGTTCGTGCATGGTGTGCAATGAATGGCACTACCTATCAAACTGTCACTAAAAAACTTGATGATTACAAAGTTGGACGTGGCAAGTGGAACCTTGAAGTAACAAAGGAGACAGTAAAAGAACTAGAAGTATCTTATAGTGCTCCTGCTGCAATTCCTGCAGTAGAACAAAACCTTATTCCTCAGAAAGATGATACCTTCGTCCCTTTTGGTAACTTCACAGATATCAAAAAAATTATTAAGTCCAATCTTTTCTACCCTACGTTCATTACAGGTCTCTCTGGCAATGGCAAAACGTTCTGTGTTGAACAAGCTTGTGCGCAACTCAACAAAGAATTGA